TCTTTCTGTTTGAAGTCATCCTGAATACTCTGACGACATGTAGGACATTCATCATTGTTGACAAAGAATCTTAGATGCTTATTAGTCAATTCTCTCTTAGAAGATATCTTTGCTGACAACCCTTTCAACTTAGTACACTTACTCTTTAGAGGTTTTATATCAGTACTGAGTACTTTCAAATGATCTATAGTATGGAAACATTCATCTATCTGTACACGGAATGTATCATGCTTACGTTGTAGTTCTAATAATTCTTTATCTTTCTCTGCTACCTTATCATCTGACTGAGACTCTAGATCATCAATGAACCTATCCTGAATATTGATCTTCTCCTTTACAAGTTCTGCCTTTGCTTCTAACTCTCTTACCTCTTCATTATACATTCGCATCTTCTCTTTGAGTAAGATATGCATCATAGAGAATATCTTGATATCTAATATATCCTCAACCACTTCTCTCCTACCAGGAGAATTCAATTGCATGAATGGAACAAATGTACTACTTCCAAGTATAACGATCTGTGTAAATGATTTGAAATTCAACTTCAATACATTCTGTTCAAACCATTTCTGCTGATCCATTGCAGAAGATGATTGATCTAACTTCTTACCATTCTTATATATTTCAAACATAGATGGTTTGATACATCTAACAACTTTCCAATCTACACTACCTATACTAAATTCTATTTCAGCACGACACTCTTTATCATTGATACTATTGATCAACTGTGACTTACTAATTTTTCTAAACGGTTTATTAAACAACGAGAAGCACAGTGCATCTAACACTGTGCTTTTACCTGCACCATTGGATCCCACTATCAATGTAGCAGGAGATTTATCAAGTGAAATTTCTGTGAAAGTATTCCCTGTTGATAGGAAGTTCTTCCACCTAATATTTTTGAACTGAATCATTTAGTAGTCGGGATCACGAATTCATCGGGGTTGATAATGGAATACTTATAACCCATCATCTCACATGTCTTGATGATGTTCTCATCTTCAATCTCAGTGACGTTCACTGCAGGGTGGTCATCAGCCTCCAGTAGTCCAGCATACCTTATTGCGTCATCTTTGTCAACAAAGATACTAAGAGATTTTGATCCGTCCTTCATTGTTGCTGCGTATGCTTGATCTTTTTCTCCTTTGCTGTGTTCTGCTATAGTGAGAATAAACATTATACCTGAGATGCTTCTGTATATAAGTTTTTTAGTATAGTAAAGATTGATGGTTTGCTTAGGTCGGTCTCAAGATCATTCACATACTTTTCTAAAGTTGTAAGAGTATCTTCAACTTCTACCCATTCATCTTCGTCTGCATTGAGATCAAAGTTTTCAATGATTTTTACATCATGTGCTCCACCATGATATACACCCTCAACAAACTTATCAAAAGTTAGATAACTAGTCTTCTCTTGAACAATGATCTTTACATATTGATCCTTGAACTCATCAAAGTCTTCAGTAGTATTATATGTATTGTCATCATACATTACCTTATTGAAGATAGTGTATGGGTTCTTGATCATTTTCAGATCTAAAGTTTCTGTATCAAACTCATGGAATCCTCTCTTATCACCATAGTCATTCCAATAGATTTGATATGGATTACCTAGGTAAGTTACATTACCCTTTGTATTTTTTGTATGATAATGTCCAGAAAATGTTTTCTTGAATTTTTTATATTTATCTACACTGTCCCCATTTATATGAGTGTAACCAGGATGTGCTTCAAACCCTGCAAGTTCTAAGTGACCCATACAAACAGTTGACTTAGATGTTTTTATCATCTGTTCTGTTTCAATTCTATTCTCCTCATTGATCCAAGGAACGAATAGTATACCTAACCCACCTATCTGAACATCTTGAGGTGATTCGTATGTAAGGATATTACTATACTGATGTAATAATAAATCAATAGTGTTGATCCTATTCGTATTCTTATAGTATGCTGTATGATTGCCTACTATAGTATGAACAGTGATACCCATCTCTTCAAGACGGTCAAAGTAATTCTTCTTAGCCCATTCCAATGACCATAGATCGATGTTCCTTCTATTGTCAAAGGTATCACCTAAGTCAAGAACAGTATCTATATCATTGTCTCGTAGGTATGGAAAGAATGTATCCTCATAGAATTTACCTATGAACTCATGGAAGATTTTACTTCCCTTTCTCATTCCAAAATGTTGATCTGTTATGATCGCAACTTTCATTATACTGGATACTCCCGACCTTCTAGATCGAAATAGGATTGTTCTGGTGGTTGTGGATTGTCATATGGACCTTCCAATTTTTTATTATACTCACGCTCATCTAGTACTTCATTGATTAGTATCTTCAATTCTTTTACTATCATTGGTGTGAGTAACCTATCTGGTTTTACCATCATAGGTTTTCTTTTTACCTCTTTGCCAGTAGGTTTATAATTTGGATCAGTGGGACCACTCATCCCTTGGGTATCAATTTTAGATTCTGACATTCTTTTTGATTGAGGATTTTGTCCAAACTCGCTCATCGATTCATCTTTACTTCTACGTTTTCTTTTATTGTATTCATGTCGGACATATTATAACCTATTTCATTATCGTCTGCATGGAATAGTTGTTCAAAACCAGACCGTTCTATAATCTTATTCTTTATCTCTAATTGCTTTTTCTCTCTTTGTATCCTTCTCAAAAATGCATAGTATATAATCTGTGTAAAATAAGCAAATGGATTACTTGATTTTGCTGGATCAAAGTTGTCAATATACTGTACACAATTTTCTACTCCGTCACATATCATATCATCTTTGAACATATAGTTCACAAAGTTCGGACGGAATGATAAATGATTAGCAATCTTTAGGAAGCAGGATCCGATATAGTTTGTTATCTGAGGTTTGGGTTCACCTGCCTCAGCTGCTTTCTTTACCTTGGCTTTCCAATTTACCAATGCTTCCAAGAAGTCTTTATTATTTACATAATGTTCTGGTTTGGCAGCCATAGGTTTTCCTTTGTATGAATATATAATAGCACAAAAATAGGGGCTTGACAAGACCCCTAAAAAGATGTACACTAACCGTGTGGCGGTTCAAGAGAGATAATAGCTTTACTTAGGTTTTATCTTATACAATCTTTCTAAGAGATTCCTAGCGTCATCTACCTTAGAGACATAACCTTTATTATTTTCTGTACGGGTCTTGTTTCCTGAGACGAATTGTTTTTGTGCGGCTAATGCTTTGTTGAGACATTCAGTATAGAACTCGATAGCATTATCATCAAGTTCGCTTATGGTAATTATCTTACGTTTCTCTATAACAAAAGTATCTTCGCCTGAAAACTTCATCCACATGTTAGGAACCAAAACATGATGCATCACACCTGGTTGTGGAGTCAGTACATCTTCTTTTACAGTAATAGCATTACCCACTAACAAAAGTTGATCTTCCTCAATCCAAGAGGCTTGAGCATAGATCTCTTCACCAGATATTAGTTTGATTACAGCGTGGAAATCGTCTCCCATAGAGTTACCTGATATCGACATTTATAATATTATAATCAAAATTTTCTTCGTTATAGATTTTGATCCTTTCAACCAAATGATTCAACGTATAGTTTTTTTGACCATTCCGTGTTATGTCATCAGACACATCATATAAAGTTGCCAGATCTTTTGCTTGACCTTTCCTCAAGACCCTGCCGATGGACTGGAGATTCCTAATCCTGGACTTGGAGGGGGAGGCGAAGATGACATTATGCAACCGCTTAATGTTGATGCCAGTACTAAAAGTACCATAACTCGCAACGATGATCGCATTGTCTTCCTGCTCCGTAATTGATCTTACCTTCTCACGCTCTTCAGTATCAACCCCACCATGAATAAATGAGACTAATCTATCAGAGTTAATACTATTTATAGAATTGAAAAGGATCTCTCCGTGGGTTTCCACCCTACTATACAGTATAAGAGTATTACCTTTTAGATCTAATGCTAGATTTTTTATAAAATTATTCCTTACTTCACTACTGATAAGATATTGAATCTCATCCTCATACGTTTCAAACTTCTGTTCTGGATGCTTTAGTATCAATACATTGATCTTGAACTTAGCAAGATACCCTTCATTGATTAGTTGTTCTGTCTTTACTATCTTATCTACAGGACCAAACAAACCTTCTAATACCCATTTATGTGTTTGTGTTCCATCAAGTGTTCCTGTAAATCCAACTCTATACTTTGCTTGATACAACTTAGTCATGATACTAGTCAATGACTTTGCTTTGAACTGGTGTGCTTCATCACCTATCACAGCAGTATAGTCAGCAAAATATTGTTTAGGTAATTTATATACAGACTGCCATGTAGTAATTGTTACTGGTAGATCTGTATTTTTTTCATGTCCAGCATATACTTTATGGCAATACTCTTCTGAGTTCCATCCATACTCTATAAAATCTTTATACATCTGTTCCACCAATGATGTGGTAGGAACTACAATCAATATCTTTTCACCCTTTGCTACGAAGTATCTTACTATCGTGTAAATCATCATTGACTTACCTGACGCAGTAGGAGATACAATTACTTTTCTATTATTCTTCAGTGCTTGATACACTGCCTTGATTTGATAATCCCTTGGTCTAAACTTAGTGATAGAAGTCATAAACTGTTTGACTCCTGCCATAGTTATCATGGGATTAGATTCTAATACATCCCCATAATATTTGTTTCCTTCAAACTTTATCTTATATTGATTCTCATCACACCACGTTATAAGTCTATCTAATAAACCACAATAAATTTCTCCAGTAGTAGGAGAGAACAAACGAATCTTCCCATCCCAATACTTCTTTCTGTAAGCTGGCATGAATGCTGCTTCAGGAACCTCGAATGTAAATTGATCTGATAGTTCATACTTTATATGTGGTTCACATTCAACTTTCAGATATACCTCATTCTTTTTATAAACAAGTAGATCAGTCATCCGTAACCTAACGTGAGTTTTTGAAACTCAATTGCATTCCTTATCTGCCACTGTCTATCTCTTATCTGAGTAAGAACTGAATCCAAAAAGAATACACATTGAGATTGATATTCCATCTTCATCTGAAGTTTCTGAATTTTTTTGTCACCATAAAGATATCTATCGACATCTTGTTTCATTACTTTGAAATCAAAAGGTTCATCTTCATATACTTTGGGATCAGATTTCCCTGTATAATATTCCCATCGTTCCCTCATCATACACTTGAGTTGAAACTCAGTGTTCTTCTTCATTAGATTGAACTCGTTATAGAGTTGTATATATTCACAGTGAAGAGAAGGTATCTTCTTAGATTCGTCACTTAGTTCGTCACCAATCTTGCAATCCTTCTCCCACTTCTTCTGTAGGGTTTCAAGGTTCATAGTTTAGTTAGTCCAGTTTCCGTCAGTCTTACCATCAGCAGATAAAACTTGGTAGTGTGTGTATTTGAAAGTAGCGTTAGCACTTAGGTATTGAACATCAGATGCTACTGTATCGAATGTCAATGTGGAGAGAGATATAGGAAATATATCTTTGAAATGAATTGTTTTGATAACGTTGTAGTTACTGTTTAGTATTTGAAGGTTAGCATCTGATCTCTCATACTTATCCTTCCTAGCATAACTTACTCTTGAGTTGACCATATCAGATAAATCTAATGATTGTCTTGCATTATCAACACCCTGATCTTCAAAATCATATTGTCCCCAATACTCAGGGAATCCTAATGTTGTCAACCAGTCATGTATCTCAAGATAGTTTTTCATCTCTTCATCTACTAAGAATCTTACTGAAAGATCCTCATAATATAATTCATCTCCTGGTACAGGTAGGTTTCTAAGTCTTCCTGGTTGAACTGTTGGAACCATCGAAACCGATGGTACGTTCGCACTTTGGCAGAAGAAATCTACCGCCTGTGCTTTCTCTAACACGAAGTTAAATCCAGTAGGTGCTAAGAAATTTCTATTTTCTAGTATTGCTGCCATTTGTTTTATTATTATTTATTCGTGTGTTTAAAGATGAATGCTCCTTTAGGTTTACCCCATACAACATTTCCATTATCATCTATACCTCTGTCTAATGAAGTAAACTCAGTATCTGATAAAGTAATTTTTGATTCTATTTTGATACCAGATTTTGTTCTAGCATCCTTTTCAGATTCACCAAACCATTTACCTTTATGTACTGCAAAAATTATACGAGCATCCTGTCCATGTATATGGAGGATAATGTTATGCAAATGTTCTTGCACATCATGTGTCCTCTCACGATATACATGACAGTTATGGTCATACCATTGTTTAGATGTTAGTACACCATCTTCCATAGACCAATCATAATGACAGTATGCATACTCAGTAGGATAACTCTGAGCTTGCTGTATATTATTCCAGTCGTGAAGAAGTAGTTTTAGAAATTCTTCTTTCATCAACACTCTTTGCTCATGCTTTCGACCATTGTTCCACCAACATCTGATCCAGCATCCATACCAATCATCGTAGCAGCACCAGCAAGTACCCAACCAACGAAAGGAATAGAGGCGACACTAGGAGCAACAGCAGCACCAACGGATGCACCAACCATTCTACCTGTTTGTTCTCCTCCACCAACTGCTTTGATACACTCTGCTGATCTCTGACCATCCATTTGTGCGAGAGGTTCATAATATGGTCTCCTCTCAACAGGAACTCGCTCAATAATTCTTTCCTCATTATTACCCAGTCCCAGAAAGCCAGCTTTCTCTTTCACCTCTCTGATTCTTTTGGTAGTCTTAGGATCGTGTGCTTTATATTCTATTTCGTACCCTTCTTTAGTAACCTTTGCTCTATAAGAAGTATACTCATTCACAGGAATGTTTAGTTTAGGCATGTTAGAACGAGTAGCAATTACTCCGATCATTCCTAGATGCGATAGTCCTAGGATACCTCCCAGACTAATTCCGACCCACTTATTCATGATTATTACAATTTGCTAACATTATTTATACACATAAAAAAGACCCTCCCGAAGGAGAGTCTTTGAAAGTATGTATCCGAATGGATCACATAAGGTTACGAACCAAGGTACGTCTGTAGTAACGGTTAGCGTTAGCAGATCCAATACCAGCAGTAGGTTGTGTGTCATCATTGACAGCACCTGTGCTGAATGGGTTTGCTTGCATTCCGTAACGAGTCTTGAATCCGATTTTTGGCTGGAATGTGTCCTGACCAACTGCACGAACCATCTGTAGTGGAACGTAAGGGCAGTAGAACAGTCCTGCGTCATAAGGAGAAGAA